GTTCAGTCAACGGTAAGAAGTACTACCGTAAGAAGTCCTACATCGGTCAAGTCTTAGTTATTGACTCTCCAATCGAACACGATCAATCCCAGCTCGTGAAGCTCATCGAGTTTGGACCACAGGTCTTCAAGCAAATTCAGGCGGCGTTCCAGTCAGGTGATCTTGACGAGGCTCCATTTGAATTCAAGGGTGGTTATAACTTCCGCTTTCGCAAGACGAAGACTGGCTCTGGTCAGAACTCGTACACAACGTCAAACTTCTCACCAAAACCAAGCGACTTGGACGACGACGTTATCAACCAGCTTACGCTGTTCAACCTTGCTGACTATCGCGGTAAGAAACCTGATATCGCGACGGTTGAAGCCCTTTTGGTTGCTGACCAAACAGGTGCTTCATTTGCTGAGGTTGAAGGTGCTAGCGCCGATCAAGACAAGCCCGCTACGCCGATCGCAGCCACGCCTCCCGTGGTAGCAACAGCAACAGTTTCAGAGCCTGTAGGTCTCGCGACGGATTTCGTTACAACTACCGTTGACACTCCTGCCGTAACAACGACGACTGATGCTCCTTCAAAGAACCTCTCGGTCATTGAACAGCTTCGCAAGCGTCAGAAAGAAGCGGCAGCTGCAAAGGCTGCAACCGCGGCGTAATTGAAAAGGCTAGGGAGCTTGCTCCCTAGCCTTTCTAAAGGAGACTCACATGGCAAGTTTATCATTTCTAAAGGACTTTAGAAAGATGCTGACGAAGCTTGACGGCGTCATCACCGACTTTAGTCCTCCAAAGTTCTGGATTTCAACGGGCAACCTAGCCCTCAACAAGCGCATCTCTGGTTCCTTTACCAAAGGGATTCCTCAGGGGCGCATTACTTGTCTGGCTGGACCATCTGGCGCGGGTAAGTCATTCATTCTTTCAAACATCGTTAAAAACGCTCAGGCAGAAGGTGCCTTCATCCTTATGCTTGATTCTGAGCATGCCCTCGACGTTGGTTATCTCAAGAAGATTGGTGTTGACGTAGGTGAGGATAAATTCCAGTACGCTGGAGTCACAACCTTCGCTGACGTTGTCACAGTTGTTTCTGAGTTTATCACTCAGTATGAGAAGGCATATGGTCGTGACGATCCTAAGAATCCTAAGGTAGTTATCGCGCTTGACTCAATCGACATGCTCTTGACAACAACCGAAAATGAGCACTTTGAAAAGGGTGAGCAGAAAGGTGACATGGGTCAGAAGGCACGCCAATCAAAGCAGCTTCTTCGCACCATTGTTTCACGCATCAAGCGCAACCCAATGTCGTTCCTATTAACTCACCAAGTATATCCAAACCAAGACCTCATGAATGGTCAAGGCTTGTGGATTGTGAACAACGCGATACGTTATTCTGCCTCGCAGATCATGTTGATCACACCAGCTAAGCTTAAGGAGGGTGGTGAGCTGATTGGTGTTCGCATGAAAGTAGAGACGTACAAGTCTCGCTTCGCGCAGACGGGTATCAGAACGGAAGTTGAGGTGCCTTATTCATCAGGAATGAGCCCATATTCTGGATTTCTGGATCTCGTTGAGGAGCAGGGTATCGTTACTTCAGCTGGAGCTTGGAAGAGCCTAGCGATACCTGGAAAACCACTTAAGAAATTCCAAAGCAAGGATCTTGATGAAGCTCTCGTAGCTGAAATCATGTCCCATCCTAAGATGGTTGAGGCTGAAAAAACCGTTCTATCATTAATGGCTGATGCTGCTGGGGAACCAGAAGTTGAAGCTGACGAGGAGTAAAATATGTCAAAAAATCTTTACGGTGAACAGATCACAATTGAAGTTGTACAAGGTGGATTCATCCTATCATACCCAACGTTTGTGGGAGATGGTGATGATGAGCATACCGAAACAACGCGTGAGGTATTCGTATCTCCACGTAAGCTTAACCAGAAGCTTAAGGACGTTATCGCAACTGTAAGCTTGGTCAAGGACGAAAGTGCTGAAGGCTGATGTAAAGTTGGAAACGGGTAGTGAGTTGAGGTGCGCACATGGAATGTGTCCACCTCCTACTCCACTTTCCTGGAGGGAAGTTTGGGAGACGATTTCCCAAAAGGATCCAGTTTATGGAGTTCCTAACAGGTGGGGATATCAGAAAACTGTCAAGCACAGATACCGTTGGGTATCTCTTCTTCTGACTCTTCCATGGAAGTGGAAGCAGAAAGTTCACGATATGTACACAGCAGATAAGCTTGGTAGCATCATGGCCGACGAAATCCGAAAGGAAATCGATGCGGAGTTGATAGCTAAAATTTCAGCTTTAGCAAAGCAAAGTAATGAATAAGTACCTCACATATTGCGCTCAAGCAAAGCTGAAACAGCTCATTGATGAGAGTGGAGCACAAGCTATCGATATCAAGGCTCTACCACAAGGAAGCATTGGATTCGAGCTGGTTTATCCAGTAAAAGAAAGCATAGGATTTTGCAAAACAGCAATTATCCTATCTGAAACACCGAAGGTCTATACTGACCTCTTTACGCTCTCACAGCTTTCAAACGCATCAGTTGATTTTGATTATCCAGCTTCAGAATTTGTCATTAAGCGAGAACAACGTGTCATTTCTACTAACGTTGGATGAGGATCGTCTAGAAGAGATCATTCCTCTTCTTCCGAAATATGAACAAAAGATAGCCGCCGCCGAACCAATCTTTAAGATTGAGGGGAGGCGGCTAGAAGAAGTGATGCGAACTTTACCGCACTACCAATCCTCATATGACCAGTCACTTCAGGAGATGAAGGGGCTTGAGGAGTGGATCCTAAATATCAAGGAAAAGCGAATAGGGAAGCTGTGGAAAAAGTACAACGAAGGTTACAACAAGCAGTTGTCTACTAAAGACATAACGATGTACATCGCTGCTGAAAAAGAAATAGTTGAGCTCAACCAGATTATCATTGAGGTTGTAGCTTTGAAGAACAACCTCGAATCCATCGTGGAAGCATTGCGTCAAATGGGATGGATGGTGGGTCACATAACGAAACTACGCGTTGCAGAAATGCAAGATGCGATACTTTAAGGAGATAGCATGGGTACTCAAGACGATGACGACGAGATCGACTTTTCTCTTGACGATTTGAACTGGCCACCAATGGCTGGTTCAAGTGGTTCAGCTTCTGGGTGGCCAGCAGGAGGTATCAATATTCCAGTCGGAGCTGGATCTATTGGTGGTCTTGGTGGAGCTGGCCTTGGTGGAGCTGGTATCAGCATAAATGGTGGTCTTAATTCCCAGATGACCGCAGCTGTTCTTCTAACTCCAACTGTAAAAAATAACGTAAAATACGTTATCGTACCAGAGGATGGTTCCCCATGCTTAGAGCTTGAGGAGCAGAAGACAATTACTCCTCGTGAGATGATTGGTATTTCAAAGTTCATCAACATGGTAAACAATATGATCTCAGCTGATTTTGTATTGTTTGTCAATTGGACATCTCTTATAAAGAATCTTGGTATTGAAAGACATTTCGTACAGGGATTACCTAATATGCCTTCGTACGATCAAGATAACGACACGCTCTACCTTTTCTTGTTTGACGACTAATGAAGTGCATCCTATCAGTTAGGGATGAAGTCTGGTGTAACTTTACTGGACTTTCACCTTCTCATATTGAAACCCTGTGGAAAGAATTCGGTGTCCATGTAGATGGATATTTTTTCATGCCTCATTTCAAGTTGGGGCACTGGGATGGAAAGATCCACTTTTTTGAAAAAACAGGAAAAACTTATGTTCGATTGCTCGATCGTATCCTACCATACCTAGAAAAGTGGGGATACGAGATTGAGCTCCTAGACAATCGAAAGCTTCTAGTTCCTCCTACAGCCAAAGCTCACGCAAAGCTATTTGGTGACGTGGAGTTTGGCGGAAAACCATTTGAGCTGCGTCCATATCAAGTTGACTCTATTAACACGGCGATTGAAGCTGGATCCGGATTCATCATAGCCGGAACTGGAGCTGGAAAAACATCTATCACGGCAGGCATTTCATGCATCTACGCTCAAGCTGGATACAAGGTTATTACGATAGTTCCATCAGCTGATCTTGTAGCTCAAACCGTAGCATGGTATCGACTTCTTATGGGAGAGGATGTAGGCATTTACTCCGGAGATGATAAGGATATAAATCACCTGCACGTTGTAGCTACATGGCAGGCGCTTCAATATAATCCGGCTATTCTCCAGGATTTTCAAGTTCTTATTTGGGATGAAGCGCACGGTATAAAGGCTGCAGTAGCTCAAAAGCTCATCAATGATAAAGGCCGACACATAGCGTATCGCTTTGGTGTTACAGGTACTTTTCCAAAGGCAGAAGCTGATAAGATGTCCCTACACTCATCTATAGGCCCAATTCTTAAGGAGATTCCAGCTGCATGGTTAATTGAAAATGGGTATCTCGCGCGCGTTGAGATTGAGCCAATTGAGCTTAATGAATCATACATCGACGAGGAATTTATTGACTATGATGCTGAGAAATCATTCCTTAGCAAGAGCCCTGCTCGAATGGAGATGATCGCTAACCTTATCATCTCAAAGTGCGCTACCAATGGTAACACGCTAGTGCTAGTAAACAATA